GAGCTTTAGGTGTAGGATGGGTCATGTTATTTCCACATCCGGATAGACTAGGAGGAGATGATGCATTCTCTATAGCTTTACAAAGTTCTCCATCTGTTATAGGTATGCCAGAGTTAGACAATGGTTTATATCCTGCAACACATGGTACAGTTATTAAAGGACCAGATGTAAACTTACCGAAAGCAGGAGGATTCATAGAGAACATAACAACGTTTAAAGAGTCTGCAGGTCAAGGTGCTATCTCTGCTCCAGTTGATGTAGATAATCTTGTAAGAAGAATACCTTTACTACAACAAACACCAGAAGGATGGGTTGCTTCCTTTGGCACAGAAGTATTGAAGATACTTGGTGGAGGTAAGACATATCAGATTGTAACAAATCCAAATGGTATTGAGATGATAAGAGTAAGAGGATTAAATCCAATACCTACAGATAGTCTTGGTCGTAAATGGATTAGTTGGGTTGATACACCACAAACTACAATACAAGAAATGAATGTCGCTAACAAGTTTGTGTTCGTAGGATTTACAGCTAAAGGAATATCACCACAACTTGCAACACCTACAGGTTTATTAGAACCACATAAGATTCAAGCAGCCCTATCTGAAAGTATGTTACTGGATACTCCTAATATTCCTGATACTAGATTGTTGACTGAGCTATTTATATTATGTATCTCAGGCTTACTCACAGCGTTCCTCCTGTCCTATCTTGGTGTGACCTATGGTGTTATATCATTTGGTATCTTAATGTCTGCAATCGCATATTTAGGATACTACTTTATTTCTATTGGATACTTGATAGACGTTACATGGAGTATGACATGTATGACACTTATTGCAACTCAACAATTCTATCTTAATTTTAGGACACAGTTTAAACTACGTCAACAAATTAAAAAACAATTTGAACATTACCTTGACCCAGCACAAGTTAAAAGATTACAGAATAATCCAGAGCTTTTAAAATTAGGTGGTGAAAGAAGAAGATGTACTTTTTTATTTACAGACGTTAGAGGCTTTACAAGTTTATCAGAGAAGTTAGAACCGGAAGAAGTCACAGAGATTATGAACAAAGCTTTAACTATCCAAGCTGATGCAGTTAAAAAGTACGGTGGGATGGTAGATAAATATATAGGCGATGCAATGATGGCTATATTTAATGCACCTATGGATTTAAAGAAACATGAACATCAAGCAATCTTAGCAGCGTTAGAAATAAAAACTAAAATGAAAGAATCAGATTTAGATATTGATATAGGTATCGGTGTGAATACAGGTGATGCTGTGATAGGTAATATGGGAAGCGATACTAGGTTTGATTACACAGCTATAGGTGATGCTGTAAATTTAGCAGCTCGTTTAGAGTCTAGTTGTAAGACTGTAGGTAAGGATTTAGTTATAGGTGAAGAAACTATTAAGAATTATAATGGTACGATGTACCAAAAGTTAGACTCTATCCATGTAAAAGGCAAAGAAAAGCCAATAAACATTTATACAATAGCTTAAAATAGGTAAATGCTATGAGAGCTACATAGAAGCTCGTGGTTAAACGTTAGATGTTTTTGGACCAATGGTATTACTTACATCCTGTTCGTTTAACTACGGCTATTGTGTGAGGTCGTTTTTTTATAAAACCCCAGTTTCACGTTCTAAGAACCTATGTATGGGGTCAAGCTTCTCTTTTGCTCGTCTGAGTAAAGTTTTTATTAAAACTCTATCGTGTTCTGGAAAACACCCATCAACTTTATCTAATGGTAGCTGAGATAATTCAGTTACTATCTTGTTATCTTTAGTAAGTAGAACTTTGAAACTAATAAGATTAGCTTCTGTTTTATTATTCATTGACTGTCCTTAAGTTTGCGAAGTTCATTAGGTCTTGTTTTCCTCTGAGTCCAGCTTTCATATAAGTTGTAGCTCTACCTTCAAAGAAGTTTTGATGTTCAACACCCATGACTTCATCTATCCATCCAAGTGGATTCTCTTTCTGGTCGTAATTAGTTTTAAGACCAAGCTGTAATAATCTTCTATCTGCTATGTATCTATTATAAGCATACATATCTTTCTTAGTTAATCCTTGTAAGTCTCCCATCTCAAATACTAAATCAAGAAACTTATCTTCAAGTGCAACCATCTCTCTACATATTTGATATAGTTCGCCTTTGAAATCATCTGTCCATATATCTATGTTCTCTTGAATAAACTCTCTAAATAATTTAGTCATTGCTTCAACGTGCATTGACTCATCACGGATAGAATAAGTTACAATCTGTCCCATCCCTTTCATCTTTCCAAATCTAGGAAAGTTTAACAAGATTGCAAAGCTACTAAATAATTGTAGTCCTTCTGTAAATGCAGAATAAACTGCTAAAGTTTTTGCAATCGTTCTCTTATCATTCTTACGTGGTTTAAACGTTCCCACATAATCATGCTTGTCTGCCATTTCTTCATACTCAGAGAATGCTTTATATTCTAACTCAGGCATTCCAACTGTGTCAAGTAATAAACTATATGCATCTTGATGTATTGATTCCATGTTAGCAAAAGAACTCATCATCATTCTTGCTTCTGGTTTTTTAAAGATAGGCATATACTTATCTATATATCCTGAAGCTACATCTACATCTGACTGAGTGAACAATCTAAATATTTGTGTTAGTAAATTCTTTTCTGTTTCTGAAATGTCTTGCCAATCTTTTACATCTGTATGTAAAGGTACAGACTCAGGCATCCAATGCATTTGGTTTTGTAGTTTGTAGTAATCATACATCCAAGGATACTCAAACGGTTTATAATAATCTCTTGTTGATAATAAGCTCATAACTTTTTCCTAGCCTTCACAGGCAATACATCCCTCTTCATCTAATTTAATACGAGGGATTTTTAAATTAACATTCTCTACGTTTCTAGCTGCATTAGACCTAAAGTAATATAGCGATTTAAGTTTATGCATACCATACCAATGGACATCATTTACATACTGCATGTATTCATCATGTACCTCTTGGTCATCCGTAGTCTTAGGTAGTGTAAAAAATAAATTCACACTTTGACTTTGACAAATAAATTCTTGTCTCATATGTGCATGTTCGACAATCCATATTTGATTTATTTCATTTGCTGTCTTAAATAGTTCCTTCTCTTTCTCATCTAATATATCTAGATGTTGTACCGAACCTTCACTACCAGCAATATCTTTCCAAACTTGTTCAAGTTCTGTGGCTTTCAATCCTTTAGACTTTAAAAGTTTTTCTAAGTATTTGTTCTTAACTTGGTAAGTACCTGACAAAGTTTTGTGCGTATAGACGTTAGCCCTAAAAGGCTCAATACTAGGGGAAGTCCCACTACAAATAATACCGGAAGAAGCGTTAGGAGCAACAGCCAATAGATTAGCATTTCTAAGCCCTGAACCATGTATATCAGGAGCTTCACCCCTTTCTTCTGCCAAGTATTGAGAAGCTTTTGTCGCTTCACCTTTGATGTAACTAAAGGCTTTATGATTGAAGCCAGTTGCGAATATACCTTCAAAAGGTATTCCTTTAGATTGAAGATAAGCGTGGAAGCCCATCGCCCCAAGACCAAGAGACCTTTCCCTATACGCTGAATAAGCTGACTTGGTATAGCCTTCCTTACCTTCTCTAATATATTTTGAAAAACGTTTGAAGTTTGCACTATATTCTCCTAGTTGTGATGTGTCTACAGCATTATCTATATAGTGTTGTAAAACATTATCAAGCATTGTAATTAAATCATTAATAAAAGATTCATCCTTTGACCACTTATCAAAGTGTTCTAAGTTTACTGAAGACAAACAACATACTGCTGTGCGTTCTTCATTTGTAGGTAGAGTTATTTCTGAACAAAGATTACTTTGTCTAATACTTAATCCTAAATCTTTTTGTTCTTTAGGTAAAGCATCATTACATGTATCTATATTAATCATGTAAGGCTCACCTGTCTCGGCTCTAGCAAAAAGTATTTGCCACCATAAATCTCTAGCGTTGATTGTCTTTACAGCTTCATTAGTTTTAGGGTCAATCAATCTCCAGTCTTCATCATTCTCAACAGCTTCTAAGAATGAGTTGGTTATATTAATTCCATTGTGAAGGTTTAAACACTTCCTATTAATATCACCACCGGATTCTTTTCTCATGTTTACAAACTCTTCAATCTCTGGATGACTTATATCCATGTAAGCTGCATAGCTTCCTCTCCTTGTAGTGCCCTGATTGAAGGCTAACATTTGAGAATCAACTACATGCATGAAAGGAATGCTTCCAGTAGAACGAGAGCCATGAGTAGTAGAAATACCATTACTACGAACATCTCCCCAATATCCACCGATGCCTCCACCCGAACTCGCCAACCATATGTTCTCATCGTAATGAGCAGAGAGACCACCCCTGCTGTCAGGTACGTAATTAAGAAAACAACTGATAGGAAGCCCACGAGTTGTTCCTCCGTTACTAAGTATAGGAGTACTGAACATAAACCAACAGTCGGAACTGTAGTTATAAAGTCTTTGAGCCAATTCATAATCTGTTTCTCCTTTGTACGTTGCTCCAAATACTGAAGCTCTTGCAAAAGCTTCTTGAGCATGGGTCTCTTTATCCCAAAAGTATCTGTCCTTAAGAGTATCTAGACTAAACTTATCAAACTTTTTCTCTTTGTTATAATCTATACAAATTCCTAAGTAAGGTTTCTTACCTATCTTATCTTCTATCATCTTCGTTTCCTGTTATATATAAAGCTATTATAGCATAGTGAATAATCTTTAGCAAGTCATTTGAGTTCTTACCATCTTTCTTACCATACCTCATAGCGTACTTCATAATGTTTCCAAGACAGAAACCTTCACCATGTCCAGCATCTAATATCATATCAGTTGCTTGGTACTTACCGTTAGCATAGTGTTGAGTGTACGTAGCATCAATATGTTTTTTTATCTCAGCGATAATTAAATCTTCTTTAAATTTATAATTAAGTTTACGTTTCACTTTTCCATTCCTCCGGTAATGTTTCTTCACTATACCATGTAAAGTTGTTTGTCTCTGCCCATTCAGCATGGGTTCTTTTTGTACCATCTTTTCTTTTCTTTGCTTGTGGCATAGGAGAGAATGGTTTTTGAAATAAAAATATTAATTCATAATTCTTAGGTAATGCTGTTCGTATATGTATGTACTTACTATACTCTGCATAGTCCCAGAATCTACCTTTAGCTTCTAGTAATATTGTTTTACCTTTTATTTCTTTTACAAAATCAGGTTCATATTTATGTCGTACTATATAATCAATAGTATCGAAATGATGTTTCCAATTTTGTAAGACAGTCTCATGTAAAGTAACTTCCCATAAACTATCATAACCTTTAGGCACGTTTGTTTTTTTAGGTCTAGGTTTTCTAGGTTTTCTAGCCATTCAATAACTCTTCTAATGTTACATTTGGATTACGTTTAATTTTCTTAGTAAACCATCGTAGACTATAAGCACTTAATAACATTCTACCCATACCAAAAACATGTGTTTGTTCTGGTAAAAACTCATGTAAGTTCTTCCTGTTAATTTTAGATGTGTCTTCACTATCAGGTGTCATGGTTCTTAACCAATCAATCAACATGTTCTCTGCTTTTCTTCTTATCAGTTTAGCTTTCTTGCCATTCATAATTTTTTACCAGTTGCCAAAATTGTAGTATACTATTAAACATTTGTTTATGTTTCTCATGTGACTCTGTATCCCAGATATGACATGCAACTAAATCAGTATCTTCTCTATCAACAAAGATAGAAACTCTCTGTGGATTATCTATGTTACAACCTTGGGCATACGCAGATAACTGCATACCATGTTCATCATAGACTAACTTAGCAGGGTCTTTACCTTTAAGATTGTCTTTAGTTTTAAAGTCAACAAAGATACCAGACTTAGAATACAAGTCTATCTTACCACCATAACCTTGATTAGCACAAAAAGAATCTTCTGCAATCCATTCTTCATCCGGAAAGTTTTCATCCAACCAAGACTGGATTATCTCATAAGTACTAGACGTACCTAATCCTAAGAATCCTTTCTCAATATTAGCATGAATCTCTGTGCCTCGTTCAGCAGCCTTACGACCTATCTCTTTAGAATCTTGTTTACATCTGTAAGCAAACTCTTCTAATGATTCATTGTCTTTCTTTTCTAACGTAAGTGCAGAGTTAAGAGCTTGATTTATTTTCCAGTTTTCTAATGATGGTTTAGCTATCATCCCTAGAATTGTAGTGACCGAAGGAACAAAGCCTTCTTTTTTTGCATCTCGAAGTGTAGTATTTCTTTCTTTACCATTAGCACCTATGATTGTATACATAGGTTCACCATCTCTGGTATACCAATGACCAGACTCCGACTTAAATTTAGTAGCCGATAATGTATTATATACTTCTTGTGTAGAAGTGTCAAGTGTTTTTGTTGATTTATTCATTTTAAATTATCTCCATATTATTTATAATATCTTCAGCTATTTTTGTGTCTAATCTAAACCACTCGCCTTTACGTTTTTGTGCTTTTTTAGAACATAAAACATGTGCTTGTGATTCAGCAGAACGTCTATCATTAAAATATTTTTTAAACTTTAATTTAAAATCTCGTAAAGGACTAGAAGTTTGATAACCTTTACATCGGTCTTCAGCATCTACAGCCATACCAATTTTTATCCATCCTTCCCAAGCTTTATTAGTTATAATATATACTTCTCCTTCTGTAGAAGATTCATAGTTTTGAAGAGAACTAAATGCAGCATCGTCAAAAGTTTTATACTTACCTGACTTCCATAATGGATGAGACTGTGGTATATACTTACCATTAACAAACATTCGTTTATCATTCTTTCTTAGATGAGACTCTACTCGTTCTCGATTTCCATTAGGTCTTATATACCACCATTCGCCATCTTCAAATCTTTTACTTAATACTCTAGTGTGTTTCACTCCAGTTCCCTCCTATCTTGTATTCGCCATCCAACGGACAACGAAGATTAAAATTTTCTCCAGCCTTGATTATACTTTCAACAGCTAAAGAACCTGCAAAATCTGCTTGACTTTCTTTTACTTCTATCTGCCACTCATCATGTATGTTGG